ACCCTGCGGGGCGATCCGCAAGCAGGTCGGCAAGTACGCTGTCTGCGTCCTCGATGCTGGCCACAAGTCAGCGCACTGGGACAGCGAGTTGAGGATCAGTTGGAACGAAAAGCAGGTTGTAGATATTGAAGAGGTGAGGTGATGGAGAAGAAGATCGTAATTCCTGAAGGTATGTTGACAGCGGCTTGGCAAGCAGTTTCATCTAAGATGAAGACTTATATCCCTGGCCATGGGCCCGGAGAACTACACATCGCAAGGATCGCCGTCGAAGCCTCCCTGAGATGGCTCTTGGATAACCCGATTGTTCCGACGAAGGAGCAATTAAGATCCTTAGCCAAAGAATGCGTGAAACTCAGCAATTCATTAAACGGATACAACGGGTGGATATGGATGATTACCGAGTGGCAGCGCCGCATGTTCCTCGCCCCAGAGCCAGATGTGCCGGAAGCGGTTTCCAAATTAGAGCCGGGGAAATGCCCTCATAGATGGCAGGCTAAAATTGATTACATTACGATGGAGCGAGTCGTCTACTGCGAACTTTGTTGCTGGGAGTATTCTCGGACTGTGGGTGGCGAGAAAGAGGTACGGTGATGGCTGAAGAGTTGAAGGGCATGAAACAAGCGGAGCTGGTTGCTCTAGGAAGCTGCGGCGTATGTCACAAAAAGATCGGGGATTCAGAAGGACTGCCGGTTTTCTACGTCGTGGAAATATCGCGTGCCATGTTGGACAGAAGAGCTATCCGGCGGCATGCTGGGCTTGAAATGATGTTAGGTTCTCCTGCTGTTGCCGCTGTAATGGGGACGGATGAGGACATGGCAAAGTTTATCTGTGAGCCAAAGAGGATGTTTGTACATGATAGATGTGCAGACAAAACACCTCATCTTGCAATGCTTTTAGAAGACTAAGCAGTAGCCCCAGCGGCGAAAGGAGTGAAATGAATCCAGTATTTGAGTGGTATCGAATGTGGCGCGATGATGAAGGCCGAGTAATCTACATGCAGCTTATTTACACAAACCAGTGGGCATAGCCCCAGCGGGCGAGAGGAGTGAAATGATGGATGAACGCGTATTTGAATCGGCTGAGTGCTACATCTGCGATGAGGTCTACAAGGGAAAATTCAGCAGCCCGGTTATCTTCTGCCACCGGCACAAACCTGACGAGGTTGACTTCCATCAATCACTGCAAGCTGGCCCGCTCTCGAAAGATCAGAAGGCTCAGAAACGACTTTACGAAAAGAGATGGAAAGGTCAGCGCGTACAATGATTCCGTCACACTCCGCATCGCAAACCCCTTCCCCCACGGCGGCTCCATCTGGGGCCGCTCCCGCCTGGATCAGCGTGAAAGATCGGTTGCCGAAAACTGATTGTGATGTCCTAGTTTACCGCGTCGGAAACGGCATCGGCTCTTGGATCGAGATTGCTAGATGTTTCGGTGACCAACACGCACGGCAATGGGTAGGGTGTGTCACTCACTGGATGCCATTGCCCGAACCGCCAAAGGGAGTCCAATGAGCAATACCCCTTCCCCCACGGCGGCTACTCCGGTAGCCGTCCCGCCCGCATATTATGAGCATGGCGGCATCACAATCTACCACGGCGACGCGCGTGAATTCCTACCGTTGTTGACGGCAGATTGCGTCATCACCGACCCGCCGTATGGACTCGGTGAGTTATCTGGTACCACGTCGAAGGCCCGTAATCGAAACGCCTATGGCGGCGGCGAGTTTGAGGACACCGAGGGCTATGTGCGCGACGGACATCAACTTTCGAGGAGAACCGAAGTGAGCAAAATCCCCAATCCGCTCAGTATTGGCGAAGAAACATTCGCGCTCCAGTGCAAGGCGTACGGATTGACTCCGATACGCGAGTACCAATTCTGCGATAGAAAATGGAGATTCGACTTCGCCTTCATAAGCAGGAATATCGCAGTCGAGATTGAGGGTGGAACTTCATTCGGCAAATCGCGCCACAGTTTCGGAGGTGGATTTGAGGGAGATGCAAAAAAGTACAACGAAGCAACAAAACTTGGATGGAGAGTCCTTCGCTACTCAACCGCAATGGTCGAGCGAGGAGACGCAATCAATGACGTATTGGAGATGATGCCATGAGTATGATTTGGGGCGTCTACGAGCAGTGGGACGATGACGACGAGTTTATTTCCTTCCATGTCATGCCGTGCGTTGTGATCGAGGGCGAGTATGTTCGTAGCGGCGACCATGAACTATCGAAGGATTGCCCCTGCGGTCCACTGCTAGAAGTAAATAATCTGGGGTACGATGTTTTGACGCATCATGCACCCGATCATCCCGGCGCATTTAGCGACGATGAGTGGAAAAAGAAAGAGGCACAACTTTGAGCAAAGCCACACAAGAGCGTCACAAGATGCAGCGCATGAGTAAGGTTTGGACCGCGTGGCAAGAAGTGCCAATCACCGATGAGATTAGAGACTCCTCTCCACAGATGAAGCGCGTTGCGAAAATCTATGCGAACTCGAAGTTCGAGGTGCAGACGTTCAACTGTGCAACCAGTATCGGCGGGGTCGTCCAGGTTGTGATCGCCCACCACGGCCACTTGTTGCCGGTCACATGGAACGATGTTCTCCGCATCAAGAACGAACTGTTTGGCGCGGACCAACTCGGAGTTGAAATCTATCCACGCGAGGTGGTGTCGAAGATGCACATACGAATCCTATGGATGCTGCCGGAAGGAACAGATTTACCTTATGGAATCGACAAAGAATCGGCCTGGGGAGGAACACGATGAAAGAACGCAGCGCAAAAGAGATGATCGCGGACACGCTGGACGAACTCAAGGACGCGGAAGACGCGATGCTTATTATCAGCCACAGTGACGGCTCGATCAGTTGGCATGAGTGCCGCGATAGAATCTCGGCTAACCTCGGACTCGTGAGCTACGTCAAAGTCTGCCTCGAAGAGGAAGTTCGGCGGACCTCGGCGATTGACGAAGGGCCGACGCCAAAGGAACTCGTCAACTAATTCTGCCGCATTGCGTAGGCCATTCCCATCTGCAGGGCCCCGATTATGCGGAATTTGTCCATACTCGAACACATTGAAACGTCGCCGCTCTTGTGAAATCTCATTACAACAACGTCATCGACCGAATCCATGCCCTCCATTGCCTTGATGAGTATCGAGGTACAGTCAGCCCCACACTCTTGCTGAAGTTGCTGCACGGGGTCGCCAGCGGCCTCCTGTGGCGGCTGTGGCGTGTTTTGCCCCTTGGTGAGCCACGGAGTCGATCCGTCCGCAGGAAGACGCTGTAGGCCACCCTGCTCGTCATTCTGAGGAATCTCAGGGGATTCCTTGAACTGAACATGGCCCAGCCAGTCGGGGTCGCCCATCAGCATCGCCGGTCGCAGGATGATCGCTCCGCCGGGGATCTGCGGGTTGCAGACCAGTTTCAACCCATCGAACTCGTACTGGGGTACGGGGCCAGATTTGGGTCGGCGAATCCGATCAATCAAACTGCGAGTGTCCGGCGGAACGACGGGGCGTAATCCTGCTTCGAGGATAAATCCGTCGATGGTGCCTATGTTGGCATGGAGTTCTTGTGGCGCAAGTCCGATGATTCGCTGCTGTTTAATGAGAAATCGAAGTGTTTGTGGGCGGTTCATGCTTGCACCTCAGTAATCTGATTCTACATAAAATCCATTAAGTTTCTACTGTTCTTTTGCTTTTGTCTTTGTTTCTATTATGTCGGGACTGAAGACCTGGGGGCGCACCAAGACTAATGAGTGCGCACGAAAGCGTATTCGCCCGTCGCAACATTAGCCTTAGCGTGTGCTGTCGGTTCAGTGAGCCCGAGAGCGCATTGCCTATTCCAGAGTGAGTTCCTACCCAACCAAAAATTCTTGGCCGTCTCGCGGAATCGGAGGACTCTGGAAGCTCGCAATAAGCCGACCATTCCCCCACGCCTCATTTCGGACACAACTCTTCCGTGTCGTTATAGTGGCGATTTATTTATCGGCTCCAGGTGTTCGGGAGACGGGAATTTAGGTGCCGGGCTTATCTTTCCAAGGGTAAGCTCGTATTCCAATTTCTCACTAGTTGAAAAAAAAAGCAACCCCTAACCCATAATTTATGTCATAATAGTTTGTATGGGCTTGCCTGGCGGCGATCTCATCTGGCTGGCGATCTCCCCATCCTCTTCCAAGGGTAAGCATGGGTCGAGGTCGCCAGCCGTTCTATTTTCCCTTGCAATCCAACTGCAAGCGTCGTACAGTAAATTCATGTCCACGGTAGCCGTCTCGATCATCTCCGTCTTCGCCAGTTTCATCCTGCTCATCATCGTCTTGGGGCTTGCCGCGCTGATTATTCTCCATCTCCGGGCGCAGAAGGCGAACAAGGAACTCGCCGCCTTTCTGACGCAATACAAGACGGACTTGACCGTCCTTGTCGATGGCGCGCGGTCGAGCTTCACCGGCATCCGGCAGGAGATCAAGACCTCGCAGGAGAGGCAGGATAAGCTCTTGGCGGCTGCGCTCAAGGCGCACGATGCTGGATTCCGCGATGCCATCGGCAAATTCAACCCTACAGCGCTGGAGGCGGCTTCGATCAAGATTTTCAATGCGTCCGCAACGCTGGTGAGGGTTGCCAGCACACTTCAGGCTCTCTTGGTGACGCACGAGGTTCCCGAAGGCGCGGCGGACTTGCTCCCCGAAGAGTACGCGGCTGGCGATACGATATACTCCAGCATTAGCGAGTCAGCGCGGCTCGATCAGGCTGACCAGAGGGCGCAATCGGAAGATGATGCGCCATTGTTCTCTGGGGTGGCGGCGGAATGAAGGCGACTGTCGGCACGACGTTTACGGTGGAGTCCACTTCCTGCAATCCGCATCTCTGTGGATTCATCCAATTCCGTGTGTCCGAAGAAAAACTGGAGGTCAGATGGGAAGGCGAGGAGGAATGGCAGGAGATGCCGTGGTACGAGGTGATGGTATGCCTCTCTGAACCAAACCCAGCAACCAAGATAGACCTCATCCGGCTAAAAGAAGCGGCAGAGCAAGAGGGATTCAAGTTTGGTTACGAGCAAGGGAAAGAGGCGGCGCGTAGGGAGGGTGCCCTGATCGACGGAGAGGCCGCTTTCAAACGATTCGAACTCTACGTGGAAAACAGGAAAGTACCGGCATAGGCAATGGCGACCAACACAGCACTGGCACTTTTGGAATCTCCCCCCGGCTTCATCACGAAGACGACGAAGCGGGAGCGCGAACTCTGGCTGGGGAAAAAGAAGGGCTGGACAGACGACCAGCTTGCCGTTCGATTCAAGATGACAGAGTTGGCAGTGAAAGCCGCGATTGGGCGGCACGAACTCTGGCGCGCGCAGTTCGACAACGCGGAAGTTGATCTCGAAGTAAACCGCCTGATTATCGGCCAAGCCCTGCCGCAAGCAGCCAAAGTCCTCATCGACGGCATGAAGGCGACGACGACCGAGAATGTTGGGCGCGGCAAGAACGTCATCATGCGCAAGGTGGCCGACCACGCAACCCGGTTGAAGAGTGTCGAGATGATGAAGACCCTCATGGACACGACGCGGCCAAGGGGCGGCGGAATCCAATTCAATCAGCAAATCAATGCCGCCGGGGGCCAGCAAGACGGGGCGGTGAGCGGACGTGGATTCGATTACGAGACCCGGCTGCGCCAGATACGCGAGAGCAAGGGAATTTCCAATGACGCTGGCATACCCGACGCAGATTTTGAAGACGTAGAGCAAGGCGGGATCGCCGAAGAGTTGGCGGAGATTGGCATTGAGATCCCCGAAGAGGATGACGACGACGAGGGCGACGACGAGGGTGACGAGTGAGTATTGCTCGCAAAGACCCGACGTTGAACGATGCCATCGAATACCTCGATGACCTGTACGTCCGCGCTAACAAGAACCAGAAGGTCGCCTACTCGATGCTGGACGACAGCGACAAGTCGTTTATCTACGGCGAGACTGAGCAGTGTTTATACCTGCGCTACTACCTCGAAAATTACCACTGCATCCAAGACGAAAACGGAAACTGGAAATCGTTCTATCCGTGGTTCGAGTATCAGGAGATTCTGTACGAGGCCATCGAAGAAGAGTTGGCGGAGAACGGCCAGTGCAAGATCATCGCCGTGAAGCCGCGGCAGTCGGGAATCTCGACGTGGACCGCCGGAGCCATTTTTCACCGAACCATCTTCGTTCCGAACTCCTACTCGATGATCGTCGGTCAGAACGGCGACACGTCTGAGCATCTTTACAACATGAGCATCAACGCCTACCACGCGCTCCCGTGGTGGATTCGCCCAGAGTTCCTCTACAAGACGAAGGGTGACGAGATTGTATTTCAGCGCGAGGATGACGCGGAACGATCCGTGAACCCAGGACTTGGTTCGATTCTGAAGTGCTCGAACGCGATGAAGATGAGCGGAGTTGCCATCGGTCGATCACTGCGTAATCTTCACGCGAGCGAGGCGTCGAGATGGCCTGACGATGGCATGTTCGAGGCTGACATCAAGCCGTCGATGAATGCGCGCGATACGTTTGCTGTCATCGAATCCACTGGATTCGGGCGGCAAGGATTCTTCTACGATCAATGGCGCGGCTCGGTCGAGGGAGACACGGGATACCGTGCGGTCTTCATTCCTGTCTATCGGTCGAAGAAGTATTACCTGCCGTTCAATCGCCGGAACCCGGCCAAGAACGATGCACTGCGTGACGCCTTCACGCTGCGAGACGACGAAGAAAAGTTCAACTCCCGCGTTGAGAAGGAAGAACACTTCAGCATCCCGAAAGAGTTCTGGAACTTCCATCGAATCGGTATGCTCGCCGCGAAGAGGGGACAAGCGAAAGCGGGATTCATTGAATCGTATCCGCTAACCCCGGCGCAAGCGTTCCAAGCATCCGGCATCTGCGCGTTCGACCGTGAATCCCTCGAAGAACAGGAGATGAAGTACATCTGCAAGCCGATCTTCGCGGGTGAGATTTCGCTGGCATTCGATAACAAAACTCCGAACACAGACATGATCCGCGAGGTGATGGACGACGAGATTCTGACGAAACGAAAAAGCGACAGGCCATCGGCACGGCTTCATGTCTGGGAGTTGCCAGAAGTCGGGGAGACGTACTACGTCGGAAGTGATTCAGCATTAGGAGTTTACGGAGGAGACTATAGCGTGGCCTCTGTCTTCCGTTGCGGACAGGGCTCTGCTTCGGATACGCAGGTTGCCGAATGGTGGGGCCACTGCCCTCCAGAAGAGTTCGCGCGTATCAACTGCGCTCTCGGCTACTGGTACAACGGAGCGGAGGTTGCGACCGAGTATCAAGGGCCAGGCATCTCGACCGGCGACAAACTGGTGGAACTGGATTACCCGAACCTCTACCGCGAACGGATGAAGGACCGGCCCGGCGGCGCCTACAAGCCGTATTTCCACTTCGTCACAAACATCAAGACCCGCGACGCCATCATCTCGACGATGAACGAAGCCCTGCTGCACCACAACCGCAAGGGCGATCCCGGAGTAATTCTGCGCTCCGTCGAACTTCTGGACGAGATGATCGACTTCGGATCGACCGGCGGAAGGATGGAGGGGCAGGGAAATCACGATGACTCGGTTTTCGGCCTGATGATCGCGCTCTACTGCATGAGGGAGACGACAACTCACCTCAAAGGGACGGCAAACGATCGCTCCTCATCCGAGCATGTTGGCGACATCAACGTCTATGGGGTCTACGACAACATCATGCGCCAGCGGGGGCAGTATCAGGACAGGCTGGTTGCTCTGGGCGTCATCGAAGGCAAGCCGGGGTGGACAGTGCAGCCCATCCTGATTTGCAAGGCGAACACGATGTACTCTCCGACGTATGACGACCCAAACAGCGCGGAGTTCAAACTGCGACATGCGCATGGTTTATCATCGGATGAGATCGTGCCTGCACTGGTTTCGAGCTTCAAAGCGGCCTACGATCAAGCCGCGATTGGCGGCAACAGTTCCAACGATTCAGATTGGTAAAGACGAGGAGAACACTATGTCAGACCGAGCAATGATGTACTGCCCAACCTGCCGAAATTTGGCGAACATCACCAGCAACGCTTCCCTTAAGGTCGTCGAACTGGTGCGCGACCCGGACGCCTTCCGCTGCGCAAACGGACACGTCTTCAAAGCCTACGCGGAACTCATGGCGATGGAGCCGGAACTAATCAAACTCATCCCGAAGGAGACTCCCGGACCGAACGATACGAAGGTAGAGGTCTGGGTCAACAAGGACATCTGGACTCAGTTCGCGGCCAAGTATCCGGCACAGGTCAACGCCACGGTCGAGTCGATTCTGCGGCTCTATCTGGTCGGCGAGCCAGTCATCATCGACGGCGGACAGGCGGCGCATCTGCGGAAACTCGGGGTCAAGAACGGCTCGGAGATGGTCGCTGCGCTCGAAGTTGCGAAGACCCTCGAAGCGCAGTTGCAGACGGCGGAAGAGAAGATTTCTCTCATGCAGTCCCTCTTCCAAGGGGCAGGCGTTCAGGCTCCGGTATGAAAAACATAATGCTCCCCTTTATCGCCATCGTGTTTGGATTTGCGTTGTATTTCTGCCTTCACTAGAAATTCTCTCGCGCTAACTCCCCACTCCGCAGCCATTTCGCGGTAGGATGAAATCGACTATGGCCGCTGCGGAACTACTCAACGAAACGCCGGAACAACGCCTCGAACATGAGGTGCTGGAATGGACTGAATCAGTCTACGACGAGGCGGAGCGCGAGCTTTCGGACTCGAAGGAACTCAAACTTACCGGCAAACTGATCGACTACATAGAGGGGCGCCAGTGGAGTCCGCAGGCTCGGTTTGGTCGCTCTCGCCCGGTCGAGAACCGCTTCGTTCGCCAGTTCATCGAGATGGTGGGGCAGTTGACCGACATCCTGCCGGACTTCAAAGTCACGTTCCACGACCACCCCGAAGGATTCTCGGAACTCGAAAGCCTACTGAACCAGTACATCAGCCTTTGGGCAGAGAACACCGACTTCGAGGGAGACCTCAGCCAGACCGTAATCTACGGGCTGTTGCACACCGGCTACGGGAAAGTCCAGTGGAACCCCGCGCTCGCCAACGGCTACGGCGACAACGAGTACATTCCAATCTCACCGGTCAACCTGATGGAAGTAGGCACCGACAACAAGCTCAAAGAGGCGGAGTGCGTCATCTACCGCGTCCCTGTAACCCTTCAGTACCTCAAGCGGAGGTATGGTAGTATTGCGGATTTCATCAAGCCCGATTCTAATATGCAGAACCAGCCGGCACAGATGATGCGTCCGGCGAAAATGTCGGCATCGCAGTGGTCTAAGCTCCCGAAGTCCCTCCAGAACATGCTCGGCCAGAAGAAAGACGGCATGATCGGCACGAAGTACCCCATCGCGTTGATGAAGGAGTTCTGGTTCAAGGACGATTCACAGAACGAGTCGAGCACGAGTTTCCGCGTCGGGCCGGAGAATGCGAACTGGAGCTACATCGTCGAGCCTGGAATGCCGATCTATCCGCGTGGCCGTCTCGTCGTATCGGCGGGAAGAAAGATTCTTGCGGACAGTTGCAATCCCTACTGGCACGGAAATCATCCGTTTGCGAAGTATCGACCATACCGGATGCCGTGGAGTTCCAAAGGATTGTCGGCACTTGAACCGATGGCAGCAATTCAGAACATCCTGAACCGCATCAACGGCGGCGTGATGGATACCGTCAATGCCGCGATCGAGCCGACGCTTATTGCACCGAAGGCCGCGTTCTCTGACCAGTCGTGGGATTCGATGGACCCCGGCGCGCCCGGTGGAAAGCTGCGGTACAACAACAACACGCCGAAGATTCCTGAGTTTCGCAAGCCGCCTGAGCTTGCTTCGTACGTTCTCGCCGTCAAACAGGGACTCGAAAAAGAGCAGGACATGTCCTCCGGCTCTGCGGCGATGAACCAGTCATTGCAGAAGAAGCAGGTCCCGAGCGGCGATTCGCTCGACATGATTCTCAACAGCAAGTCCGTCAACATTCGCTTGATGGGGAAGAATCTCAAGAGCTATCTCACGGAAGTTGGCGCGATGACCGCAGCGAACATTATGCAGTTCTCGCCGGTAAAGCGCAGAGCGCAACTATTCGGCGGAACAGGGATTCTGGATTCGGATTTCACAAAGTCGTATGGCGAGATGAAACCGGCGGGAATGGAGCCGGAAGAGTTCGTGCGTTCGATGAGCTTCAGTATTCGCAAACTCAACATGGCCGCAGAGCGAAGCGAGGATTTGACGATCGCTTTCGGACTTAGAAAAAATAAGGACATCAGCCGGACGCGACTGTTGTTGAAGCTCGATCCGAATTTCGACATCAAGCAGAACGAGCAGGAATTGCTTGCGGAAGCCATGCAGGCAGCGGGCGTTCAAGGACTCATCGGCGCGGCGGGCGGCGGACATCATGGCGGTAAGAAATAGCCGTTGATGCTTGCAGTGTGCGCCAATCCAGCGTTTTCAAGCCTAAAAAATAATTTCAAAATAATCGCTTCTCAGCGTGTGTGAGGCATTGCGTTTTGTTTTCCGTTGTAGCAACGTAAGAGGCGAGGCAGAAACAATCCGCCTGAAAGTCAGTGCAGGCTGACTCAAATCAAACCGTGATTCGATGGGGAAACCCAAAGGAGAAACAATGGCACGCAAGATCGTAAAGCGCAGCAAGAAGGAACGTAAGGCGAAGCGTCACAGCAAGCGCGGCTAAGTTCGCGCTGCTCCTCAACCAATCCGGGGGCCGGAGTAATCCGGCTCCCACAACACGAGAGAGGCAAATTCTCATGGCAACGAAATCCAAGCCTGGCCAGAGCTACACCGAAGAGTCCTTCGGCCATCGCATTCCGCAGGTCGCATTGTCGAAGGGTGGCATTGAAATCTTCGGCGACACCGTTCACGACGGCAAGCTCGGCGGCAAGCCCACGAGCGTAAACACCAAGACCGGCTACCCCGGCAACCAGAAGGCATAATGCCAGAGCCAGCCGCAGCCCCTCCGAATCCGTACTCGAACATGGCGTCTATGCCCGGCCCCATGCCTCCGCCCAAGAAAGACGCGGACGTTGAGGAGTTGATGAAAGGCTTCCATGGGATTTTCAAAGCCCTGAAGAAGATGGAAGCCATGAATCCAGCCCTGGCCGAGAAACTCACCGTGGCGAAGAAGGCTATGAAGGATGCAGTCGCCAACGTTCTGAAGGGCGATCCTTCGACGCTGGACGACGACAAAGACGCAACACCTCCACCTGTACCACCCCCTGCTGACGCATCATCGAACACCGCGACACCACCCCCTGACGTGGCGACGACGGGATCAAACACCGCAGATTAACCAAGACGAGGAGAGTGAATTATGGCAGACCTATTGACCGATCTCGAAGGGTTCCTGGGCAAAGAAGCAGCCGACAAGCTGCGCGCCACCCCCGATGCTGTGACGCGCCTTAGCCGCGCCAGCGAGATTATGAGCTTCTACGACGGCGACACCGAGACCCCTCCCACTGCGCCGCGTGTGCGCGAGGCGCCTCCCACTGTTCGTTCGGCCACTGGAGCCGGAGATGAGACCTTGGCGCAGATCATGGCGCGGCTTGACGGACTTGGAAACATCGACGAGAAGATCAAGGAAGGCGTCAACAAAATTGTCGAAGCCCGTGGCGCGGAACTCCGCAGCGGAGCAGTCGCCGACTCCATCAGGATCGTCCGAGACCTTACCCGTCTCGATGCGCGTAACCGCGCAGACTTCGGCGAGGACATGGATGACGCGAAGCTCCAGGCGCACATTGACTCCGCCACTGCTATCGGTCGCCCCTTCCGTACCGTCACCGACGCCTACGAAGACATGACGCGGCAGGCGCGGATCGACAAGCAGGTTGCCGCAGGAATTGAGTCCGGCGTCCGCGAGAAGCTCAAGGATCGCGCATCCGGTGCTGTCCCAGGAGTTACGCCGACAGCGGCAAGCCCGATGCTGACCATGCTGCACAAGAGGCCGAACGGGTCAACCGATTCAGGAACACATTTGGACAAGGCTGCGCGCGCTCTTGAGGAACGTCTCGAATCGCGCGGAGAGCACGTAGCATAACGATTTTTAACGGAGGCAATTCCAGTGGCTCTTACATACAACGACATCAGCGCGATCACCACGAATCACATCATCCCGGAGATCGTGGACGAATACTACAAAGTCTCCCCGGTATTCACTCTGATCTTCAAGAGTGAGGGCCAGAAGTCGTTCCCTGGCGGTCTCCAGATCCAGCAGCCGATCCAGTACGCGCCGCTGAAGGCCGGCGCCTTTGCGCCGGGCGGCACATTCGACATCAGCTACGTCCAGACGGACACGGCTATGATGTTCAACGTGAAGTTCTACTACGCCAACGTCACCATTCGCGCCACCGACCTCGCGCTGAACCGCGGTGCCGACGCCAAGATGTCCTACGTCGAAGAGAAGATGGTTAACGGTTCGCAGGCGCTCGTGCAGGCTTTGGCTACCGACTTCTTCGCCGACGGTCAGGGCGTAGTGTCTTCGCAGATCGCGCTCGACGGAATCCTCGCCGGGTACGACGACGGAACCAACTACCCGTCGTACGGCAACATCGCGCGCGCGGCCATCGGTTCCGGCGCGAACACCGGCATCAACGGCTACTACCAGAACGTAGCCGGCCCGCTGTCGCTGACCGGGCTCCAGAAGGCGTATGGACAGGCCACCTTCGGCAATCACCAGCCGAATCTGCTTGCGACCACGCAGAGCATCTACAATCAGATTTTCAACAAACTGACCCCGATGCAGCGCGTCGCCGATGCCACCCCGGATCTGGTTAGCTACGGCTACGAGGCCATCCGGTACAACAACCGGCGTCTCGTGGTTGACCAGTATTGCCCGGCAGGATACCTGTTCGGCATGAATACGGGCTTCCTCAACGCATGGGTCTCCGACCACGAACTCTTCGGCTTCGGCTGGACCGGGTTCAAGGAACTGCCGAACTCGCTCGACGCGGCTTCGCAGTGCATCTTCGGCGGCAACATCGTTGTGAGCGCACCTCGCTTGGGCTTTGTGTTGGCCGGAATAACTGGCTGATCGTAGTCGGCTGCTTGGCAAGGTTTTGATTTTCGTACCACAGGAGAAGCATCATGGCTTTCGGAATCGACTACCCGGACTTTGGCGCAACCAATCCGCTCACCGCTGGAACCACCGTTTACACGGCGGTTGACACGTACAACACGGCACTGGAGAACAACGGCGCGAACCAGCCGCTTGGCAGCATCTACCAGGCTCCGCTGAGTCTCGGAGTAGTTGGGGCCGCGACCAAGGGGATCGGCCAGAACAACTACTTCAAGTACGTTCGCTATAACCCGACCGTCAGCCAGAACTTCCTGACCGGGCCGCAGCTTGTGTACTGGAAGGACAACACCTTCACGACCGTCACCGGACTGGCGTCCGAAGCCCTGAGCATCAACCTGGTTGCCGGCTGGCTGCTGTTCAACACGACCACGACCCCGCTGGCGAGCGGGCAGACTGCGGCGCAGCAGGCCGCTCTGGTCAATGGCAACTTCGTCTGGATTCAGGTGGGCGGATACTTGCCTGGAGCGTATGTCACGACCGGAACCGCAGCTGGCGGAGTAATCATCGGTGCATCCAGCACCTTTGGAGCCAACGCGTACATTGCCCCCGGATCGAACATCACGAACGAGGTCGCCGGTATCTTGGTTGCGGCAGCGTCATCGAACCTGGCCGATCTGTACGTCCCGCTCATCATCTGATCGTGGAGAACGACCGGCTGCGCTGAACCTGTTTGAGGAGAACTCGCAAT